AAACAAGATATCGGCCAAGAACGAAGAGCTAGAAAAATTAGTTGATATTGATGGAGCGTTCCTCGTATCTAAAGCAAATGAGCTAGGCTCCGATGCGAGCATCTTGTCTCGCTCTGTCAATGACTACTTATATGCCAAGCACGGGGTTGCATACAACAAAGCAAACCAATCTAAGTTTGGTGGTGACGGAGCTGCTGGCAAAACAACCAAGGAGTTCCAAGAAACCGTAAAAGACTTTGAGGCCAGAGGTCTAAACAAGGAGTTAAAGGAATCTATAGAGTTACGCCAAGACCTTTCAAAAAGAATACTTAATACTATTGAAGAAGGTGGACTGATTAGTAAAGTAGAAGCAAACAAACTCCGCAAACAATTCCCTAACTACGTTCCCCTAAATCGTATATTAGAAACTGACGAACTAGAAGATGTAGCCTCTACTGTTGTTGGTCGTGCAGGTCGATACGAGACATTAGCATCTGGCATACGCAGAGCAAAAGGTTCTGACCTTGAGGTAAATGATATATCTCAGAACATTGTAGATAATCTTATTGGTGCTACCCGTAGGGCGCAGGTCAACAAGGCTAACCAGGCATTTGTAAAACTAGTAAGGGACAATCCTACTACTGCCGGCAACATTGCTAGCGTTCGTAAACCCAAGGTTGTTAGCACAAAACTAGTCAAGGACACTTCTGAAACAGCCAATGCTCTTCGTGCACAGGGCAAGAAGGTTCCATCGAAGAAGGTTCCTGTTTACGAAAACGCAGATAAGAACGTGCTTACTGTCTTTGAAAATGGAAAGCCAATGTTCGTAGAATTTACAGACCCCAAGCTTGCCTCGGCTATGAAGGGAACTAACCGTGAGGTTACTACTGGCATCATGAAAGCGGCTCAAGGATTCAACAGATTTGTTGGTGGTCTGTATACCAGATTTAACCCTGAGTTCATGGTTCCTAATTTAATTCGTGACCGTTCAGAGGCGTTTGTAAACAATATGCAGAAGATGTCGCTGGGTCAGGCGTTCAAAACACTAGACCCAATCTCTACCGTCCGGGATGACATGAGAACTATTGCTCGAAACCTGCGAGGACAGAGGGCTAGCGGAGGCCGTGCGGCTGAGATGGACAAACTGTATGATGAATTTGTTCAAGCAGGGGGTAGAACTGGTGGTCTTGGATTATCTACACTAAATGACGTTGAAAAGAGCATAGCTGAATTAGGTAAGAAATTAAATGCACCAACTAAGTCTAAGGCTAAACAGTTCAACAAGGTAGTAAATGGAATCAACGAGTTGTTTGAAAACTCTACTAGGTTTGCCACTTACCGTCGCGCACGTGCAGACGGCATGACAATGGATCAGGCTGCACTAGCGGCACGTAATAGTTCATTTGACCCGCAGTTACAAGGTGCACAGGGAGACACTATCAGAGCGTTGTATCTGTTCAGTAACCCAGCCATTCAAGGTGCTAAAAACTTTCTGCGTAGTATGAACCCAGTAAAAAATCCAAGGTTAGCCGCATCGGTAATGGGTGCTTTGACAGCAACAACTTACACCCTAGACAGGTATAACAAAACTATTGATGAGAATTATAGGGAAAAAATACCTAAGTTTAAATTAAATAAACATCTGACAATCGTTACAGGAACAAAGCCAGACGGTAGCCTTGACTACATTTCTATACCCATTGGTTACTCTATGGTTCCCTTCAAGATTGCTGCTGACTACGGCCAAAGAATTATGTTTGGGGGCGAGGAAAACATTGATGCCTCAGCAGTAGCAAAGGACATGAGCAAAAACATTATTGACTCATACAATCCAATGGGAGGTTCACCTGTCCCAACAGTTCTTAGACCAATACTAGAACTATCAAGAAACAAGGACGGACTAGGAAGGGACATACGACCATCTTGGCTAGAGAATGAGAATATGTCTGATGTTGAAAAGATTCATCCTTGGACGGCTAGAACTCAAGGAGGCGAGTTGGCTATAAACTTAGCTGAACAGCTCCAAGACATGGGATACGAGGTATCTCCAGAGAACCTACTTTATCTTTACCGAAACTACACTGGTGGTCCAGGAACAACGGTGCAAAGATTGTTTAATCTTACATCAAAAATGATGAACGGAGAAAAGATTACTCGCGCAGATATTCCAGTTGCTCGTAGATTCTTTGGTGAGACATATGCGAAAACCTTTGAGTTGCGAACTGGTGACCAGCAACTAATTGATAACATAGACAAGCAGGAGAACACTAGCCGCGCAAAGGCTAGTAGAATTGCTAGTGGATACAAGACCCAGATACAAAATGCAGACAGTCCTCAAGAGCGATCTCGTATCCTCCAAGACCTGTTAGTCGATCCAGAAACAAATGAAGCAGTCTTGCGCCGCGTAGAAACATTCCTAAAGGATGAAGCCGCAGGAATAACGGCTGCCGACAAAAGGGTTAAGTCATTATCAGTAAATGGCAGAGCACAGTTCTTCATTGAAAGAATCCAGGACATGAATAGGGCTGAAGCTGCTAGGTATCTGCAAGAGCAGATTAACAGGCGTGTTCTCACTCCTCAAGTTCAAGAGGCCATGACTGGCATTCAAGCCTTTAGAGATTTTTTTAGTCGATAAATGGTGGAGATGGGAGGAGTTGAACCCCCGTCTCTGGCACTAGCCAGATCGATAACCTTACATCCCCTTAGAAGTTAAAGGTGTCAGCGTCGTGGTTGGAAGGCTGGCTGACGGCAACCCTATATAGGCAGTAAATAACCTTTCCAGAGCACTCACGACTTACTCTTTGTGCGGTAAATGAAGAACCCGCAAAATTATTCTCGCTCTTCTGCGTTAGATAAGAGACGATGTTGAAGCATATCAATCTTATTTTTTAATTTTTCTATATCGTTGTTTAGTCTTTCGTTCTGGCTAGTCAGAGCCTCGCATGATTTAGTCATAGCATCTAAGCCTTTTGCCAGAATTTCTTCAGAGTTAATATTGTATACGGATGGAGTTTTTGTTTGTTGCATTTATTTATTATGTGAAATTGGTTGCCACTTGCCTGAGTCTTGCTCGATCCACTCAAACAGATAGGAAAGATCATCGCTAGACAAAGGTTCGTCTGACTCAAGATAATATATACCCCTGACCTCTGGGTCGCGTGATGACGGTGCGTCAGCCTCAAACTCTACAATGACATTGGTTATGCTGCCAGTGTAGTTGTCCATTTCTAGTTTGTGTTCATACATCATAGCGGTGTTGGTTAGATAAACATTGGTTCAAAGAAAGCGAGCTTGGGTGAGTATACTACACCGCATCCAAGGATTGGTTTGGCAGCGTAGACACGCCCGTAGTTCATGGCAGGGTGGTGGTGATCTACCCCACATCCTACGTTCATACCGAAGACAATGTCATCCTGGTTGGCGTGGTAGTTGATACCAGCCTGTGCGTGGAGGTGACCCATGACTAAGGACTTGAACTGGGCTTGTGCGTTCTTCAGAGCCGACATCTGCCCTCCCTTCTCCTTGTCTCCATGCCTGTATATAACTCCATCAATTACTAGGTCTGTGAATCTGGGATGTATCGTCCACCCGTCAAGACCCCATAATGTTTTGAAGTTAAGTATTACCTCTGGTGGTAGGCCAACACTCTGTGCCTTACGCTCTGGTAGGGCTGAGTGATTACCTACAAGGTAGTCTACCTCTGGGAAAGCCCTGTGTAGTGCTCTAACCTGCTTGGCTGCTGATACAAACTCGTCTGCTGCGCTAGGCATGGTTGGGTCTTTCTCGTGGAAACTAATGGCGTTCCAGTCCACTAAGTCACCAATGTGAACGACCCGTGTGCATCTATGCTTGTGGAAGATGGATAGTAAAAAGTCTATGTAGCCGCTGTGCATGGCAGGGCAATGAGTGTCTGCTATGACTAGGACTCGTTCTGTTCCTTGAGCCGAGGGAATGGTAGCCTTGTATCGCCTAATCTTAGAACGCACAGCCTCTGCACTTGTTCCATAGTCTTCAGCGATTTGATGGTAACTAAAACCTTCTAGATAGAGGTTATAGGCTTGCTTCTGTGTTAGGTTTTCCTGTGTCATATTTATTTTAGTGAGAGTTAACTAAATCTGCCTATGTGGTTTTGGAAAACAAACTTACCATACTGGTCTCGCTCACCTTCACGTTGCTTTGCTATGTTGTATTTGATAGATATGTGTGTGCCGTTAACAGGATCATTGTAGACTGTGGCTTCCTTTGTATCTGAGCCGTTAGGCCATAGCAAGAGAATAATATCTGCGTCGTTCTCGATGTCCCCGGAGTCTTTCAAGTCATATAGTGTAATGCCAGTCTCGCGCTTGGCTCCCTCTCTGTTTACTTGTGCTAACAGTATAACAGGTAGGTCTAACTCCATAGCCATAAGTTTTATCTGGTGGCTAACCTCTGCGATGCCGTCATGCTTCTTTAATTTAGTGTTCCAAGGAACAAGTTGCAAGTAGTCTATCACAATCCATTCAATGTGGTGCTTGCGTTTATACATACGAGCACGTGAACGAAGTTCATCTATGTTCCTGACGTAGTGCTCTGTGTATATGGGAGCGTTCTCTACTCTTTCGGTAGCATCCCACACCCGC